TGTTTTTCTGTAAGTCTTTTTGGTAAACCCATGACTTGCAATATAAATTATTTTTGGTATATGTTCAAGTGATGGTATCAGGAAAGCTATTAAGACAGGCCTTAGATAAGTTTATGAAATCGCCAGTGGCACAGGAGGCAAGAGTTCAAGTGTGTTTACCAGACGGTAAATTTTACGATATCAAGGACATTAAATTAATGGAAAACAAAATACTTGGTGTGCGTGAAACTCACAGATTGGTCATGACATTGTATACTTCTAAGTGGAATATGGGAGAAGTTATTAAAAAAATTGATTAGCCAGAGAATAACGTACTTAGCCTGAAAAATGATAAAAGGAGAGACGAAATTTTGGCATGAAATTAAAGCGTTCAATATTAAAAATAATTGCAAATTATCATTTACACGCTTGGAAAATAGTGCTGCACACGGGACTCCTGATCTATTGGGGTATAATAATGCTAAAAAAAGCTAAAAAAATTTTCTTTTCTCCGCACCAAATCGGCTTTCATTTGACTCATCCAAACAATAGTTTCATCATGCTAAAGACCCTCGGTCCTTTAGCCATAAAACTTTTTGAGGGAAGGTTTATTGAAGATTTAATTAAGGGGAAGGCAGAACCGTGTGCCACGGGTATGGAGTCAAGCTTAAAATTTTTACAAAACGTTTAGCGTCCTACATATTATAGGACAAATGTCCAGGAACAAAGTGTCGCGGCCATAGAGGAGAGCTTGTGGGCGGGACCCACCCCGGCCTGTGGCCTGTGGCTTGCGGACTGTGGTGCGTGCTTGTGGGCGGGACCCACCCTTATTTTTTATTTAAGCTTGAGGGCTGGTGGAATACGTCCAGCCCTCAAGATTTCTAATGTTGACCATAAGAAATATTTTTAATTTTTGGGTTCCAGCATCTTCTACAGTCTAGACATTGGCCGCCCTGCTGCGGTGCTGGACATGTTGCCTTCTTTGTGACTACCGTTGAGGTGTTGGGCCAACTTTTTATTGGCCCTTGGTTCACCATTGGAGAAGACAATCTAATAGTTAAATTATCAGGCTTATGTTTTAAATATTTTTTTACCCAGGCCTCTTTTGTGGGCATCCAATGCATACGGGACGGCGTCAACCTACAAACGGCATAAATTTTTTGAAGGTGCTCCAGGTCCTGAACATCTCCTGAGTCATGCCATCTAAAGACATCCGGCTTCTTAGAATTAATCAACAAGGCCATGGCCTCGACCCATCGAGGGTTTTTAATAGCTGCCAGCCTTCTATATTGTGCATCTTGTACAACTTTAAAAACATAACAACCTTTTAGAGCGTAACAGTCATTGCAAACGCTGCCCTTCTTATTTTGAAGCTTGCCGCCGGTGTTACACTCTTTAGCGGGTATACCAATTGACCAGCCGGGCATCTTGCCGGGCTTGCTTAAGCCTCCAACTAATAACCAGGCCTGGGCCGTGTTTAAATTTTTATCTTTCATGGTTTATATATAGGATATTCGGGGACACTTGTCAACAGCTGAAAAAATTTTTTTCTGTGAGAAGTGCTTGTGGGCGGGACCCACCCTAAAAAATAAAAACTTTAAAAGGGGATCAGTGACCGAGTAGCGGAAAATAAATTTTCAACGCGTCGCCCACTGATCCCAGGTCCAAGTTTTCAGTGCACTTTTCTAAACGTCGAATTCACTTAGACCAGGGATCAGTAGCCAATGATCTATGCCATTTCTTTCTACTGATCCCAGGTCCTGGACTGCCTCCCGGCGTTTTATGTCAAATCAGGACCAGGGATCAGGCGTGGTTGTTTATGTCAGGAATGCGCATTCCTTATAACCACGCTTTAATCCTACCTACTTTTGCTGGTGTAGGTCCCATTAGGATTTATAGTTTTGTTTCAGCGATAAATCCTCAAATGAGGCTGAAACTAAGTTATAACAGAATATCCTATAATAACAAGGACAATATTGTCGCACCTAATTTAAAACCATTCTAAAGTAGAGAAGAGCATGTGGGCGGGTCCCACCCATATAAAAAAATAAAAATTTTTTTCTTTTTAGGGCTTGACAATTATCCTATAATAACCTATAAACAAATCAGTTGTAATAATAACTAAAAATAGAAAGGAATACATTATGCAACCATTAAGAAAAGACCACGTTGATTACTATAAAGACTTGACTAATAGAAAGTTTGATAAACAAGTTGATATAGTTGAAACTGAAATTGACAGTCAAGCTGAAGAGATTGTCAATAAGAAGATAAACCAATTTCCAAAAGAATTGGGTTTTGATAAAATGATTAAGGAACTAGATAAGAGGTGTAAAGCCCTTATTAAGTTTCAATCAGAAAAAGCCCAAATTGAATACAAGTTGGAAATGGAAGCTAAAAAAATAGCAGATGATATTGAAGAACGATTTAAGCGATTTGGTAAATTGCGAAAATGGGAAACTTCAATTCAAACTGTAAAAGTTAAAGAAGAAAACGCAGTTGATTATGTAATGAAGAAATTGCGAAAAGTATGTTTTGAAGAAGCTGAAAAGTTTGTAAGATCAAAACACAAACTTTATCACGCATTAGAAAAGAAGCGAGAAAAGTGTTTGACTATCTTACATACAGGAAGCCACATACAACCAACATTAACCGAGTTAAGTAAAGAAATGGCCACAGCTAGAATACAGCTTGATATTCCGAATTCTTTACTAGCTTTACCGAGTAAATAATATGATTGAAATAGTATTATTAACAGCAATCACAGGTATTGTTGGTGTTGGTATTTATCTGATGAGAGAAACAGATAAATTCGTTGAAGAGCAAAATAGACAGATACGATTACAACAGGCCTATGATCGTATAACTAAAATGTCTAAACAAAAACAAATGGAGTTTGATTTTGATAAATAAATAAAAAACTGTGGCGTGTAGAGATACACGCCACACTAGAAAATTATAGATAAGAGCATGTGGGCGGGGCCCACCCATATATAAAAAAAACAGTGTTGCATAAAAGACACACTTTAAAAAAAATGTGGATAACTTTAATTTAACTATTTACATTATAGGATATTCTGTTAAATTGATTTTACTAACTTAACGAAAGGAATACAATGTTAGAAGTACACTACAACACGATGAATGCTTACAAGGAAGAAAATTTCAAACTTAAAGAAAATGGTTTGAAACCAATTGCTAGGCAACAAGCGGATACTCTGGGTTGGTTGATGATGACACTTGGTATTCATGAAATTACCGAAAAAAACATTGATGAGATAATGTTTAGAACTAAATATCTAGACGCGGTTCATGGTTCAAATGGTTTTATTGGTAACCCAAGTAACACGGATCTTAGGCAGCTATTTAAAAATCATATTGGTTTAAAAATAGTAATTACTAATAGAGGAATGGCTAACCTAACTACTAGACATAAGTTTATGGTTAGACATTTAAAAAGTTTAGAAGAAAGGATTATGAAACAAATAAACAACTAGCTTCGTTAAGAAATAGGCCATGTAGTTTTTGCATGGCCTATCCTACATTGTCCTATGCAAAAACTGCATAGATAAGAGCATGTGGGCGGGACCCACCCTAATTTTTATATAGGGGTCCCTAAAGGAATTACTTTAATGTTTCACGTGAAACATTTTTGTCGATACCCCCTTGACCTAGTAGGGGTCCCAGACCTACCCTATAGTGTTTGATTTACTCAGTCAAAGCTGTATAATACTTTCCACCCATATTGAATTATATGCTATCAGTACAAGATATTAATAAAATTGCAGATCCGGTCGAAAGAAAAAAGCTAAAGATTCAGATCATACAACGAGAGCAAAGAAAAGAACTTAAAAAAGTTCGTACTCAATTTTTGCCTTTTGTAAAAAAGATGTGGCCAGATTTTATAGAGGGGTCCCATCACACCGAGATAGCAGATAAGTTTAATAGATTAGCAACTGGAGAATTGACCCGTCTAATTATAAACATGCCACCTAGGCATACTAAATCTGAATTTGCATCGTTTTTTCTTCCTGCATGGATGATAGGACAAAACCCAAAATTAAAAATAATTCAAGCGACTCACACAGCAGAACTTGCTGTAAACTTTGGTCGTAAAACAAAACACTTAATTGATTCATCAGAGTATCAACAAATTTTTAAAACAAGACTCCAGGAAGATAGTAAAGCTGCAGGACGTTGGAATACATCTGACGGTGGCGAATATTTTGCAGTCGGTGTCCAAGGTGCGGTAACCGGTAGAGGTGCAGACTTGTTAATTATAGATGACCCACACTCAGAGCAAGATGTTAACTCATCAAATGCATTTGATAATGCATGGGAGTGGTATACCAGTGGACCACGGCAAAGGCTTCAACCAGGAGGCCGTATTGTTTTAGTTATGACTCGTTGGAGTACAAAAGATCTTACACAAAAATTAATTAACGCTCAAAAAAATGAAAACGCTGATCAATGGGAAGTTGTAGAATTTCCAGCCATACTTCCAAACGGCAAACCAGTCTGGCCTGAATATTGGAAGCTCGAGGATCTTGAATCTGTAAAAGCATCTGCAGGTGTTGCAAAGTGGAACGCGCAATATATGCAGAACCCAACATCAGAAGAAGGAGCTCTTATCAAGAGAGAATGGTGGAAAGACTGGGAACATGAACATATGCCAGTTGTTGAACACATCATTCAATCTTACGATACTGCATTCTTAAAAAAAGAAACTGCCGATTATTCTGCTATTACAACATGGGGAGTTTTTAGATTAAACGAGGACAGTGGACCACAAATAATATTATTAGACTCTTACAAAGAACGTTTAGAGTTTCCAGAATTACGTCGTGTTGCATTAGAACAATATAAATATTGGAATCCTGATACAGTTATTGTTGAAGCTAAGGCATCTGGTTTACCTTTGATGTATGAACTTAGACAAATGGGAATACCCGCAGTAAATTTTACACCTAGTAAAGGTCAAGATAAAATTGCTAGAGTTAATGCAGTTTCTCCTATGTTTGAAGCCGGACAAGTGTGGGCTCCTTTGCGAGAAGAGTATGCTCAAGAAATGGTAGAAGAAGTTGCAGCATTTCCATATGGAGATCATGATGACTTGGTTGACTCCATGACTCAAGCTCTGTTAAGATACAGACAAGGAGGGTTGATAAGACACCCAGAAGATTATAAAGATGAGGATCAACCTAAACGAAAAAAGAAATTTTATTGGTAATGAAAAAGAATCCGACATTAGTTAAAAATATGAAACATGTTAAATTTGATCAGATACCACCATTAAGTGGCCCTGATCCACGAGGCTTGATTAATCAATCAAAACAAGATAAACCTAATCAATTGGAGAAAATAAATGGCAGACATAGACAAAGCATTAACCGAAATAAGAAAATCGGTTGAGATACCAGGGCCCGAGGAACAAATAGAGGTCACTGAAGAAATTAAAGAATCATTACCCGACGCTGGTGAAACAGAGATTACCCCGACTGAAGATGGCGGAGTAGAAATTAATTTTGAACCTGGAGCATTTAATCAAGCACAAAGTGAAAATCACTTTGACAATTTAGCTGAGTTATTACCAGAGGATGTGTTAGATCCTTTAGGTTCAGAATTAAATCAAAACTACATGGACTACAAAGAGTCTCGTAAAGAATGGGAGCACACTTACATTACTGGTTTAGATCTATTAGGATTTAAATACGAAGATAGAACAGAACCTTTCTCAGGTGCAGCAGGAGCTACACACCCTGTTCTTGCAGAAGCTGTTACACAATTTCAAGCATTGGCTTACAAAGAATTATTACCGGCTGATGGTCCTGTTAGAACTCAAATCTTAGGAGCACCAAGCCCTGAAAAAGAAATGCAATCAACTAGAGTAAAAGATTTTATGAATTATCAGTTGATGGATCAAATGAAAGAATACGAACCTGAGTTTGATCAGTTATTATTTTATTTACCTCTTGCAGGATCGGCATTTAAAAAAGTTTATTATGATGATTTATTAGGTAGAGCAGTTTCTAAATTTGTACCCGCAGAAGATTTAGTGGTACCTTATACTGCAACATCTCTTGAAGATGCAACGGCTGTTGTTCATCGTATAAAAATGAAAGGCAACGATTTAAGAAAACAAATGGTTGGAGGATTTTACAGAAATGTAGATATTGGACAACCTGCAGATACTGAATCTGATCTTGAGAGAAAAGAACGAGAGTTAGAAGGAATTACCAAAACAAAAGACGAAGACGTTTATAACATTTTAGAATTTCACATTGATTTAGATTTGGAAGGTTTTGAAGACAGAGATGCTGCAGGCGAACCAACAGGAATTAAACTTCCATACATTGTAACAATTGAAGAAGCATCACGTGAAGTATTATCGATTAGAAGAAACTATGAAATAGATGATCCAAAGAAAAAGAAAATTTCTTATTTTGTACATTTTAAATTTTTACCCGGTTTAGGTTTTTATGGGTTTGGATTAATTCATATGATCGGTGGTCTATCAAGAACTGCAACTGCAGCTCTAAGATCATTACTAGATGCTGGTACCCTCTCCAATTTACCAGCAGGATTTAAGATGCGCGGCATCAGAATACGTGATGACGCGCAATCTATAACTCCAGGTGAATTTAGAGATGTAGATGCTCCAGGTGGAAATATTAAAGATGCATTCATGGCGCTTCCATTTAAAGAACCATCACAAACTCTTTTACAGCTTATGGGTGTCGTTGTATCAGCCGGGCAAAGATTTGCTTCGATCGCTGACCTTCAAGTAGGTGATGGGAATCAACAAGCAGCAGTGGGAACGACAGTGGCTTTGTTGGAGAAAGGAAGCAGAACAATGTCTGCGATTCACAAAAGAATTTATGTGAGTCTTAAGAATGAGTTTAAGATGTTGGCTAGAGTATTTAAATTATATCTACCAGAACAATATCCGTATGATGTTGTAGGTGGTCAACGAATGATTAAGAAACAAGACTTCGATGATAGAATAGATATTTTACCTGTTGCTGATCCAAATATATTTTCTCAGACACAAAGAATATCAATTGCACAAGCAGAATTACAATTAGCGCAATCTAACCCACAAATGCATAATTTATACAATGCTTACCGTGCAATGTATGAAGCATTGGGTGTAAACAATATTGATATGATTTTAAAACCTGTGCCAAGACCTATGCCTATGGATCCAAGTATTGCAGCTATAAAAGCTTTAGCG